AAAGGAGCTCCTGTTCTAACTGGAGTAGCAGGACCAGGATTTAATTGCTCTAACAATAATCTCACAAGTCTTCAGTACGTTCCAACCATTCCTAATGGAGCAAGTTTTGACTGCTCTTTTAATCAAATAACCAGTTTACAACACTTTTCTGCTGCAGGGAATGTACACAACTTTTATTGCATGTGGAACAGTTTAACTAGTCTGCAAGGCTTTAATGTTCCAGGAACTCTTCAAGAGTTTGACTGTAATCGAAATCACCCACTAACTAGTTTGCGTTACGGTCCTACCGACAAACAGCTCGTCTCGTACAATTGTAGCAATCTACCTAACTTAACGAGCTTGCAATACTTACCTCAAAGCATCACGACTCTAAGAGCAGAAAATACAGGCATTACAAATGTAAATTATATGCCTTGCGCAGGAGTAAATTTTTTCCTTGGAGGAAAAATGTTTCCTGTGACTGCTGACCAATGTGGAGTTAAATGGGTATATTTAAACAACACAAGAACAGCAGAGGTCGATTTTCTTGGAGCCTATAGTACAGGTTACTTCTCCCCTAAAGGAACGCTGGCTACAACCTACTCAACTACTACTCCTCAAAAAGCCATAGACACAGGAGATTTCTATACCTACGCTAACGGCGTACCCACAAAAGTTAGAGATGGTGTTTTGTGGAATGGCGCTTCTATATATTACGTGGGAGGCAAATACAAAGTGGATGGCAGCCATTCCACTCCAACAGGAATTCAAGGAGACTTGCTGTCCCTTAATATAGCTGACGTGGTTTTTACAGGTACGTTATCCTTAAGTCCGGGCAGTTACACATCGCTAGGCCTTCCTAGTGAAATAGGAACTTTGATAGTAGTGCCTAATTCGCTGACTTCTGTTGTAGGTACTGCAACCATAGGTACGCTTATTTTTTCAGGAAATGTACAGTTACCTGAAAGTGAGTATAACAAGTGGAATTTCACGTCGTTTCAATTGTTAAATGGCAGCTTTACAACTGTAAGCATTCCTAATGTGTCGGGAGATGTTCTAATCAGTAACACAGCAATCTCTTCATTATTATCTATAGGGAATGTAGGAGGGTCATTGACTGTACAGTCAGCCAATTACGGAGGTGGATATATAGCTAACATTGGAACTGTAGCAGGGACGACGACTTTTTTGAGTGTAAGAGTCGCCGAAGTAACTATAGCAGGAACCCACACATTTCTTGCGTCAATAATGCCAAATTTAACTAAGGTAACTATAGGAGGATCCTCAATGAGTAGTGTAGAATTCCAGAACGCTGCACAGCTAGCGCAGCTGGATCTACCTCAAACTGTAAATAGGCTGGTGTTAAATAACACAAAACTTACCGACTATACTAATTTTCCCTGCACTATAAGTCAATTTTCTAATGCTTATGCTGCGGCGCAAAGTGTGACCTCTGTCGATAAGTGTGGGGTATGGTGGTTTTATAACAATAATACGAGAGTAAAGGCCCTAGGAGTAATGTCCATAGGGTACTTTACCACGGCAGGAGTCAAAGACCTCACATACTCAAACTCTATTCCTCAAACAGCCTTAGACACAGGAGATTTCTATACATTCAGCAATGGAACTCCTACCATGGGACGCAAAGGTTTAGTAATCTTGCCATACTTGGCGCCCGTACAGGTTTCATACGACAGTGTAACTCAAAAATTCACTGTTCCGTCCGTGAGCTGGAATGTGCCGTACGGACCAAACTTCACAATCGGATATGCAGACTTTTCTAATGTCACGGTTCTAGGTGATTTAAACATAACCTTTCCTAGCGGGCAAGCAATAATTTACGACTATCCTGCCAGCTATGCTCCAGTTGAAGTAACGGGTACACTACGATATAGAGCAGCGCAGGGTTCTGGTATATCGAAAACCTATGCTGATCTAAGTCATACTGCAAGAAAAGTAGGAAATTTAGACTTTGGAGAAAATACCGACATTTCTAGACCCGTTGTAGAGTTGTTGTCTTTTGCAGGTTGTCCTACGGTAACAGGAGAATTCACTTATGGGAGTTCCTTCACGCTGCCTCCCAGCTTTTCTACATTTCCTGCAGGAGTTCAGATAAATACTTTTAACCTTTTTGTAACCAGAGCTAATGGTTTGATAAATCTTAGCGCGCTTCCTACCTCTATTGTAACTTTTAGATTCAGCGGGAGTGGAAATTTTGGAGTTGGCAATATTCCTGCAAATGTACAGAACATTACATTGAATGTCGGCGTATTTGGGACGACGTCCGATCTCTCAACACTACCTGCTACACTAAATAGCCTTACGATAACAGGGACCGGGCTTATACGTAGAATGCTAACGAATGCTCCATGCACAATAAACAGTATAAGTTTACCTGGATTGCAGAGTCACGAAAGATTAATAGTTCCAGACCGTTGTGGAGTTTGGTGGAGCTACTCTTCAACAGGAAGGACGCAAGTACAGCAGAGCATGGCTTTAAGTATAGGCTACTTTGATCAGACTTTAGACGCCATATCTACAACATATACGAACTCTACTCCTCAAAAAGCCGCAGACACAGGAGACTTCTATACCTACGCTAACGGCGTGCCTACTAAGGTAAGGGACGGACGCGTATCTAATTACATACATAATAATGGCTACCCGTATACTCAGGTATATACCTTAGCTTCGTACAATTCTAGCAAGCAGCTGTATGTTGTGAATGATCGTGTGACCCATGGAAATTATGATCCTCAAGGCACAGGTTTGACTGCTAACTTGGCTGATTGCTTGCTTACCGACTCTCTTATAACGCTTTCATACCTTCCGGACAGATCCAACGCGATCATGCCTCTCCTTCCCCGCGAAGTTCAAGGGGATGCTCTTATGACGCTAGAGAGGGCAACCAATTTCACAGGACTTCCACGAGTAATTATAGGGTCTTGTTCTCTGGAGTACTTATCCATCTCGGAGGCAAACATGGACAGTCTCGCTAGCAATTTTCCTACTTATATTGGAGGTAATTTATTAATAAGGTACTCTACCGGGGTAGATTTTGGTGCCACTCCAAAAACCATATTAGGAAACATCAGCGTGGTCAGCCTTAAAAATAACAGCTTGATCGACTCTCGAGTATCAAGCATAACCTCCACAAACGGGAAAAGATTAACGGTCACTAGTACAGGCAAAATATACGAGTACAATAACGGCACGTACTCTCTTATTAACTAAAACTTAGTATGCGGTTTAAAATACCTGGCAAGGAAGATGTAGATCTTTCTCAACTCCTCAGCGTACAAGTGGCAGGAGTCGAGTTGCTTCAAGGGAGAAGAGTTGTGAAGTTTACGAAAAGTCTTGATGCCGACTATGTTAAAAGTAACAAGTACTTTGAGGTAGCCGACAATTTACTGTCTGACAAGACAGAGATACAGTTCACGTACAGACTCAACGGAGAAATCAAGACGGTCTCTGTGGACAAGCGGAAACATCTACAAGATCTTTTCTACGACTATGCAGAAAAATATAAAGACCTGTATCTGTTCGACTGTGCGGAGAGCTTACTTTCTTTGCCTTGCTATATAGTTGATACAGGAATAGGTATAAATACAGCTGAAGAGCATTTACGCTCTGCGGGGTTTAATTCTATAACTTTTATTCCCTCGAGCGATATAGAAAACATACAAGACAGAATCACGTACAATCACGGACAAGCATGGAAAAAAGCTGTTGAAGAAGAACACAAAAGATTTTTGATAGTAGACTCTGACTGTGTGTTCACTTCAAATTTTTTTAATTCGCTACTAAATATTAAAGGAATAGTTCCTGAGCTGGTCGACGTCTTGTTTCTAGGAGGAAGGCACCCTATCTCTATTGAGACAGAAGCAAACTATAGTAATTTCGTAAAGCTTGATGCTTGCTTCGCCTACATAGGAACTAGGGAAATTTTATATGAGTGGATAGGTAAGGTAGCAAATAGTGAGAAGCAGCTTCAGCTAGCTAGCGTAGTTTCAACTAGCGGAGTCAAGCAGTTCGCTCTAACGCATTCTCCTTTTTTAAGTGAAAACTTTAGAGACTTCAGGCTGCAGAGTTGTGGAGATCTTGGACTCGCATATAAAAGCAAGAGTAGCACCAAACACTACCCGTTAGCTTTTCATGATGAGGATATCAGAGAATTAGACTCTTCCTTCTGGGTTCAGGTTTATCCTGAGACTGAGTATGAGTTTAACACAGGAGAGTATCTGTTGTGGGAATCTCCAGATAAAGACAATGTGGACAACATCATAAAGAAGTTTACATTTCCCTCTGCGGGTGTTCTTACGGTTAACGATGCAGTAGTCTGCGGAAGAGGTCTCGTGTTTAATAGAGACACTTCTACAAGGTACGGAGGAGTAACACAGCTAGGTACCGTAAGATTGCGTACGCAAAAAAACTCAGAAACAAAATTAACCTGGTTTGGTAAATGCAATTTAGATAATAATCCAGACATTCCCCTGGAATACAAGGGAGGAACCGCATTAAACATGACAAAACTTTTTGGAAACAACAATCTTTGTCACGCGTTACTAGATTCAATGGGCTGCGGGATACATGTACTAAATAAAGCTAAAATAGATTTGCAGTCGTTTGACTGGTATATAGTGCCCTCTTTTAAAAACAACATAATTTCCTCCCTGTATAAAAAGCTAAACCTAGCTAAAAATAAGTTAATTCATTGTGGCTTGAAATATGATCCTGTTACAAAGCAAACAAAAGCCACACACAAGAATGGCTTTATTTTTGACTCTGTTACATCGCCTACTTTTAGCGGGTTCGGCAGACTATACCGCAAAGATACATTTTTGGATCTCCGGGAGTTATTTAAAGAGGAAATGAGTTCCGTTAGAGAACCGTACCGGTTGATATATCTTTCTAGAGAGGGAGGAGGAAGAGACGTACACAACCTCGAACCTTTTGAGGACCTGCTTGCTTCTCTGGGATTTGAAACAATATACGCAAGTAATCAAGCAGATCTCCCGAGGATCATGCAAGAAGCTTCCGTGGTTATAGGCTCACACGGAGCTGCGATGGCAAACTGCGTGTTTTGCTCAACCAAAACTACTCTGATAGACTTGCTTCCTGCTTATTATATTGCTCCGTACTATATGAGCTTAGCTGACTCAGTAGGATTTAAATATTATGGTATCGTTTGCGCTGAGAGCGAACCCAATAAGAAAGTTTCTAGCTCTGCGCCTCACGCACAAAGAAGCATGTTTGTTAACACAGACAAATTAAAAAGTTTTTTAGAAACAACCGTACTGTAGTTTATGAGCGACAAATCTTTGTTTGTAGTCGTACCGTATTTTAATTTTGTAAATTACTCCTCAGGATTAAAAAATCTAAACAGGTTTGTAAGCCAGATGGCTATGTACCCTGACATTAAAATGGTGTTGGTAGAAGGATACAGAGAGACTAGCCTGCCTGATTTTACAGAAAAAATTTTCAAGCATATTAAAGTTCATCTTCCTAGCGTTTTGTGGGTCAAAGAAAATTTAATAAACATAGGCGTAGCTAGTTTGCCTGATGATTGGAAGTATGCCTCTTGGATAGACAGAGATATTTTATTCACAAATACAAGCTGGGTAGAGGAGACTATCCAGCAGCTAGAATACAACGATCTCGTGCAGCCTTGGACCTCTTGTGTTTTTTTAGATAAAGATCACCTTCCTGAAACTATAACAAAACACACGGAGTCTGTTGTTTTTGCTGAAAGCTTTTGTAGCTTTTTTGCGAAAAACACAATGACTACAGATAACTGGCATAGAGCCACGCCTTCCACGATAGGAAGGCTTACCACTAATGTATGGGGAGGACATCCAGGACAGGCCTGGGCGATAACCAGAGAGTTCTATACAAAGCTAGGAGGATTGTACGACAAAGGGATTGTAGGAGGAGCAGATTCACTAATCCTGATAGCTAAGTTAAAACTAAAAAGTACAGGCATGCTGGCTGGGATTGCTGAGGATGCTGCAGAGCATATAGGAAAACTGACCAACGCTCGAATATCTAGTGTGCGAGGCTTGGTTTGTCACTATAGTCATGGAGAGATTGAAGACAGGAACTATACACACAGACATAAAATATTGACGAACAATCAGTACAGTCCTGAAACTTGTTTAAAATATACCTCAGAAGGAGTTTTGACCTACAGAGAGCAAAATACAGCTCTCGAGCAAGAAGTTTATAACTATTTTAAAATGCGTAAAGAAGATGGAAATAACCAATGACTCTAGACTGGTCAGCATTACCCTGGAAGGGACACAATACATATCCTTGCGCTATATGATGCCTTGGAATCCTCTGAGCCCTAAAGGAATACAAGGCCTGCTTCATTTGGCTCAAGATGTGCAGGAGAAGGCAAAACATAAAAGTATATGGGTCGAAATAGGCACACACCACGGAGAGGCGGCAGCGCTGTTATTAGGGTTTAGATACATAAAAAAGCTACATTGTGTAGACATACTGGAAAATTCTTTAAGCGCTAGAAGATTGAAAGATGCTATACGTGAGGGCCGCTGCGTGCTCCACAAAAAATCATCACTAGATTTTTCTGAGGAAATAGATCAAGTTGACGTAGTGTACATCGACGGGAACCATAACTATGGGGATGTAAAGTCAGACATCGCTGCATGGTACGACAAAATTCCTTCTGGTGGAGTACTTGCAGGACACGACTATAATCAGGTAAGCTGGCCTGGCGCAGTAAAAGCAGTAGATGAATTTTTAGCTAATAATAAAGAGCTCACCCTACAAAAGTATATAGATTCTAGTTGGGCTATATTTAAACCGTAGCAGGTTAAATTAAATTGCTCGATTCTCTGTAATATGTTATATATTAACAGAGATTATGAGCAAAAAAACAAAGTATTTTTAACTTCGGAGATACTGATGCATGAAGGTGTATCGGTATTTTTTTATGCTTTATGCAGCTCTCATATTTATTTTTGTTGTTATGCCGCTATTGACTAAATTTACAGATATCAGACGAGCTTCTGGAGTTCTAGACAAGTTCTCTAGAACCAATCCACTATACTTCTATGCCGTAGGCAGCGACACACAGTGGACTAATCTGGCTAACTGGTATAAAAATCTTAGCCGTAAAACAAACGCAACGAGTTTACCGACCAGTTCATCAAAAGTTACATTACTCTCTAGTTGCGCAGCGAATCTAGACTCTTCGAGTTGGGTAACGCCTAAAAGCATATATCTAGAAAAAGATGTTACCTTGACCCTAACGTCTACCGCAGCCACACCTCCAGCTTTTTCTTGTTCAGTGTACGGAGAAAGGTCTGCAAGACTAATAGCAAATAATGTAGCTCTGCGACCTTAGTATGGCTGACCAGAATCAAATATTTGTAAACACCACACTGAATGCGGGAGCAACTCTGCACACTACTGTGCACGGAGAGGTGGAAATAAACGAAGGAGGAGGCAATTGCGGTACGGTGATAGGAAATATTAACGTACGCAAAGGAGGAAATCACGGGAAAAGCTGTCCAACAAGCACACTATGTACAGGGAAAGTGGTTGTCGACGCTGAGGGAGAAATATATGGTCAAGTCTTGGGAGAGGTTGTTCTCAATGCAGGAGCGATAGCTGGTAGTCCTAATCAGCCTGCAGTAGTTACAGGAAAGGTAGTGATACGGAATAACGCTATAATAAATAACGTAACAGTATATGGTGACGCCAGAGTTCAGAGGCTTGCAAATACAGCTAACGCAGCGATATACGGAGCAGTTACCGAGTATAAAGTTGGTCCTTACATAAACGCGTATTATGGAGATAACGGAGAGATTGCTTCCGCTACGGTAATAAATCTGCCTACCCCTGCTCTGGATGGTCCGGCTAATGTATACTACAATTACTCTGCAGGGTCTTCTAATCCTGCTAATGGATATTACAGCACTGGGAGATATTTAAATGGAGGTATCACTACTGTACCTGTGCCTACGCCTCGCCCAGCAATAGACGATGGGATATTCAGAGTATACAACGTCGCAGGAAGAGATAATGCTCCGACGCAAACACCAACAACCCGAGTTGCCAGTGGAGTATACAGCAACGGCTACTTTCAATCTGGAACTTTTTACTATCCAGCTTTTGGAGAAGTTAAACCTAGCGTGCCTCTAGATATACCTGCAGCAGCGAACAGGAGAGTGTATTTCCAAGGAGCCGACGCTATTTTTGATGCATACTCTGGACTAAACGCAGGAACAGGAGGAACACCCGAATATGTTCCTGCTGACCCTGGCGGGACAGCTACAGGATCGGCGGCTTTTGCTGCAGGGACAGATCGTTGGGAAGGAGACACAGCAGGCTGGAGTGGATATAGCTCGAGAGGATGGGTGTCGGGGCCTTATACTACAGGATTTTACAATAACGGGTATTTAAGTACCCCTCCAACAGGAACAGGGTTTACGAAAACTATCGATGGAAACCTCATAAGGTCAACTACAGGAACGCAGACTTCTGAAACTACACTGGCTGCAGCACGATACAACTCAGCTGGAGAGCCTCTAGAGCTTAACAAAGGTTACCTGGGCAATGCCTACGGAGGTTCCACGTCTTCTCGTAAGGAAATATGGGTACCACAAAATCAGACACTCGGCTTAGATGCGGAGGTATTTGCAAATCCAAATTTATCGACACCTCTAGCTCAGGACTTCAGCTACAACAACTTTATTTACTCAGTAAACTTATCAGGAGTTATCGACGAGATTACTCCTTTACCTACAGGATATACTTCTACCACTCCAATAGCTGGGATGGGTAGTTTCCCCAATTCAACAAATTCAGGTTCTACAACCATAGTTATATGATAACCGAAGAAAAATTGCTTAGTGCTCTGCACACAGCTATAGATGACACAACTACGGAACATATTAAGCTTGTGGACTCAAGCGTGTGGCGAGATGGAGCAGCTCCAGAAGTGGAGTTACCCACAGACCGCAGAGCTATCTGGACTGAGCCTTATCCTGGAATATACATCATCAACGTCAACGGAGTAAGACATTTCAAAAAGCAGTTCGGATCGATTCAAGAGCTTTTTAAAAAGGCGGTAGCCGCGAATTACACGATAAATTCTTTAGCCTTTGACGTGCCTTCGAAGCCCAGACTTTTTAACTTTAAAAGTACAGAGAAAACTAGTGTAGCCATAATTACTATGTTTTCTCCAAAAGCCTCAAGAGACTGCTGGTTAGAATTTATTAAAAATGTGCAATTTCCTGACGATGTCGAAGTTGATGTGATTCTGGGAGATAATAGCGGAAACACAAACGTAAAAAATCTACAAGTTCAGCTAAAGAGTGAGTTGTCTTTAAAATATAGAGACATACACATTTTAGATTTGGGAGACCCTTACGAGGTTAAACCTGAAGACCACTATCTAGAAATGCACAAGCATGCTCATGTGGCTGTGAATTATTCGATACTGCTGCAAGAACCCTCCAAGCACTTCGACTATATACTAAAAATAGAGGACGATATGGAGCCTCCAGAGGACGGATTTGTAAGACTCTACGAGCAGATAAAAAATTTAGAGAAACAGAAAAAGAAAGTGGCTTGCGTAGGAGGGTACTATAGGCAGAAACTGGACCCTTCGACACCATGCCTATCTATGCAACCTTTCATATGGGGTAAGACTCCCAAAATTGAAGACATGCAGCCTAGACTGATACGGGTAGAGATGCAAGGAGGAGGATTCTCTTTGTACAACTGTAAAGCGTTACAAGAGGTGCTTCCGTATAGGCTGACGTTTAAAAGACCTCACGGTAATTTTTATATGACTGGCTGGGACGGTAGCATTGGAGAAGAATGGTCAGCGTCTGGATGGGAACAATACTGCGACGGAACACTTTTTTGTAAGCATCATTTTTAAGCCATGAACTACCTTTCTGCCACAACCATAGTTAAAAATGAAAAGCACTATATTAAAGAGTGGCTGGCTTACTACAAGAGCATGGGAGTCGAGCAGTTCTATATCTTTGATAACGGATCCACGGACGGAACAGAAGACGAAGTGTATGATTTACCCTTTTCGGACGATATAAACTTCATAGACTTTAAACTAAATAAAACAGACAAAATTGCTTCCGCTTATAACTTCGCAGTTGAATACTTTAAGAGCAAAACAGAGTGGATGATATTTTGTGATCCTGACGAGTTTTTTATACCTCAAGCTGTGGATGATTTGAGGAAATTTCTTGAAGACTACGAGGAGTTTTCTGGAGTAGGCGCAAACTGGAGAACGTACGGATCTTCTGGACACATTCTGCGACCAGTCTCAGGTCTTTGTGTTGAGAATTTTTTAAACAGAGGCAAAGACGACTGGTGCGTGAACTTGCACGTCAAAAGCATTGTAAAACCTAGCGAGGTGATAGGTTATCTAAATCCTCATGTATTTAATACTTTAAAAGGAACTGCTGACGAGAACGGAGAATTAATTAAAGGAGAAACTCCAGGTAGACTAGAAGCTGTTAATGGGAGTAAGATAAGAGTTAATCAATATTTTACAAGAGCTTACGAGGATTATCTAGAAAAGTACAGAGCTAGCGACAAAACTTCGAGTAACTTTAAAGAACGTGCGGATATTGATTGGTTTGATGCCTACGACATTAATGAAGTCTATGACGATACCGCAAAACAATACGCAGAGCAAATAAGACAAAATTTATAATATGGAAAAAATTCCCTGGTTCATCTGTCTTAACGACAGAAAAAACATATATAACGATCTAGCTAAAATAGCGGCCAAATCGTCGGAGGTGTGCGAAAATTTTGACCGTTACTGTCTGTATGCTGGAGAAGACCAAGCATTCGTAGATTACCTTACAGGTACAGGAGTCACAGTCATTAAACATAAATCGACATTTACTGACGATATAAACAAGACAAATCGAATCCCTGGTGAAAAACTATTGATGCAGGGTACGTATATGCGTATGGATATTCCAAAAGTAATGCATGAGCGCGGACTAGACTACTCGCACTACTTCTATACAGATACTGACGTAATTTTTCAGAAAGACCCATATACCGAACTTGTAGATAATCTACCCTCCACTATAGCAGCTACAGGAGAATTTACAGAGCAAGGCAATGTTAAGAACTTGTTTAATGCAGGAGTTATGCTGTGTAACACACGATACATGTACAACAGTTACGAAGATCTTATACAGTTTGTAAAACTAGGTAAGTACAACTTTCAAGCTCATGATCAAGGAGCTTTAAATATTTTTTACAAAGACGCAGTCTGCAAATTTTCAGATCTTCTTAATTGGAAGATTTACTGGGGAATTAACAAAGAAGCTTATCTTGTCCATTTTCACGGACTTAAAATAGACCGTCTGGAAGACTTTGTTACCCTGGACCGTGAAAAGTTTTTACAAAAATGGCCTATGATTAGGCATATTGTAAACTACAAGCCAGACACAGGCGAAGCGCTTAACTATTACTACAACACATATAAACAACAGCTAGCTTCTTTGTAATTATGAGCTCAATACCCTGGTTCATCTGTCTTAATGATCTATATCAAGAGCAAGCAAAAGTGGCTGTAGCTACTGCCGAAATTTGTAAAAACTTTAAGCGCTATTGTCTGTATAACGGCAATGATGAGGCTTTTGTTCGTTTCTTGGAGAGCTATGAGGTGACTGTAATAAGAGGAGAGTGCGCTATACATGACGAAATCCACGAGTATGTGTCTGACCCTAACGAAGTGCGCACAGCCTGTTCCACATATCTTAGGTTAGATGTTCCTGTTGTACTTAAAAAGCTCGAGGTTAAAGCATCGCATTATCTGTATACGGATGTGGATGTTCTTTTCCAAAGTGACCCGTACGAGTTACTCAACAGCTATTTGCCAGAGACTTTTGCTGCTGCAGGAGAGAACGCTAAAAATTGTGATGTAAGCAAACATTTTAATGCAGGAGTGCTGTGGTGCAATAGTGAGTACATGCTCGAAACATACGACGCGCTCATCACAAGCATTACAGATAAACAGTTTAAATTCGCAGGAAGAGACCAGGGAGCTCTGAATAGCTTTTATAAGACCTCAGTTAAAAAGCTTAGCGATCTATTGAATTGGAAAACTTACTGGGGTATAAATGATGATGCAAGCATTATACATTATCACGGAATGCAGAGCGATCGTGCTGAAAAACTGATTGAGCTTGGAGCCTCTCTTTTTGCTGAACGAATCCCTGGATTAAAGCCGCTGGTATGTCATAGTAAACACGCGGAGGAATCAATAATTCACTATTATCGTAAATTTCAAAGCCTGCTAAAAACTTTATGAATATTATCTACAATAAAAAACACGACTACGTGATGTGTTACGTGCCCAAGGCAGGATGCAGCCTCATGCGTAAAATATACAAAGACTTTCACGAAGATGAGTACTCTTCTTGGGACGGGCTTAATTTCAGCTCGCTATTTGTTACCGGCAACGACAAGCCTCAGGTCTATGCAACAAGCAACAAGTTTATTTTGGTTAGGAATCCTTATAAGCGAGTACTCAGCGCCTACTATGATAAGTTCTTACATGTCCAGGGAAGCCAAACAACTCTTTCTGTAAAGTTTGTAAATTTATTTAAATTGTACTGTATTACAAAAGATGCAGAGCTGGTAGCCACTGCTTCAGACAATGACGAGCTGCATAGATTGTCTCCGTCATTAAAATCATTGATCAGAAAGGCGAAGCTGCCGATCAACCTAGGTGATGTGCCTGACGACTTTGATACTTCGTTTAGAAGGTATCTGGAGTTTTTAAAGTTCTTTAAAGCTAACGGAATCTTCAATCTCGAAGAGCACCACGAACTTCAGTGCTTTTATCCCTACCCTGGCTGGGAGCTCGACAGGATTTTAAAAGATATATATGTAATGGATATTGAACGTCTTCCTGACGGTGTAGCAGAGTTTTACGGAAGATTTTTAAGCGAAGGGGATCTTGCCCGGATAAAAGAGCTGACTGCACAAAATTTAAAAGTACATGCGAACAGGAACAGCACCGCCCCTAAAAAAGATCTGAGAGGCAGCATTTCTGCAACCACACACGGAGACGAAATTGTGAAATTGGCTACAGAAACCAACACACTACCAGATCATTTCACTATGTTTGATCCGGACACAGAGAGCTTGTTTTACGAGATATTTGCAAAAGACTTTACCGCGTTTAACTATAAGAGAATGTATGAAAAATAAAATTTGTTTGGTTCTTCCCTATTACGGACCGTTTCATGCCTACTTTAATTTGTTTCTACATAGTGTAGGCAGAAACAAAGACTTTTTTGATTTGTTGCTGGTTACAGATCATCCTGTGCCCGATCTACCCTCGAACGTTTATAACAAAATCTATTCAGTTGATGAGGTAGGTAAGAGAATAACTGCAGCTATCAAAGATTGGTTTTCGGTAGATGTGGCTACACCCTTTCCTGAAGGCAAGATGTCCAACGGAAGACCGGCGCTGTATAAACTGTGCGATTACAAATTTCTTTATGGTGACGTGTTTGCTGAAGAATTGCAGAGCTACCCTTATTGGGGGTTTGTAGACTGCGATCTTATTTTTGGAGATGCTTCCAAATTTCTTCAAGACTTTGAACAATACGACTTTATAGGCAACAGAGGTCATCTTTGTTTTTTAAAGAAAGGGGACAAAGCTAAAAATATTTTATTGGATGTGTCTAACTGGCCAAATCACCCAAATTACATGCCGTCTAGACTAAAAGAAGCCAAGGAAAGTATCCCGAAGACTAGAGATCAACACCTACTAGATGAGGGATGGTTTCAATGTACACTTAAAATGTATGCCGGACTTTATCCTGATAAGTTCAAGTATTTTTATACTGCTTACTCGGGAATAGTGGCAGACACTTATCACCCAGGAGCTGAAAATAAATTATATTTTGATAAGCTACAGGCCAGGTTTGAATTCCCTGAAAAGCTACCAAATGGAGTAGCTCAAACAACTTTTAAAAATTTTGAAGAGCAGTATTTTGCGTATTTAGACGGCAGGGTTTTTCGCAAGAGCTTTGCAAATGCTTACGATTCTTGCGAGCACTTGTATGTACATCTCATAGGACGTACGTCTTATGCTAGCAATAATGTCGGATTCAAAGACTACGACTCAAAACTGAACTTCACCATTAAACCTATTTTAACCTTCGACAAAATCGAAGAAGACTACGAAATCTAAGTATTGCCTGATTAAATAATAGGGCAAATTTATGGTATAATATATTGATACCTAGACATGTTGTCCTGGTAGCCTTTTAACCACCCAACAAAACATGAACGTTAAAATTAACCTGAATAAGTACTTCACTGAAAGCCAGCTCAGCCGCGTCAATGTCGATGCCGCGACTTTGGTCGAAGCCGCAGAAAATGCTTTTAAAACCAGAGCATTTACAGAAGGAGACAAGCCTGACACGTACCTGATAACCATTCCCACAGAATGGGTGAATCCGGTACTTGTTACTTTAAAGCCTGGAGATACAGGAACGTTTACGTTCGAAGCCAGACCCGGAGTAGATGAACTTCCGTCGAAGCGCCTGCGAGCTGACGCTTCTCTAACTCCTGATCCGTTTGACTCTGCGGAGCTCGTGATGTACGGAAGAACTGCTCTGGGGAGAGATGCGACACACGAAGATTCAACCTTCGAGCTTGTGACTATAATCACGAAGCAGGGCACTGGTCCGCAGCCAATCCATCCTGACACTCTCATCAAGAATTACTTCTTGCTGCCTGGAGGTTCACCGATGGCGATCTCGGTCGACGAGTTTGCTGTAAGACTCAAGCAGAGCTATGTGTTCTGGGCCGACAAAGTGATACTCGCGGACAGATGATATGTGCTCTCCATACATGCCTAACCCGCACGGAAGCGCGAGGACTATCGCAGAATCTGCGAATGCCCGAAGCAGCATGCTCAGAGACGAGGATTATTGGCAGCCCATAATCATGGAGCGGCCTTGGTTGTTTCCTCAGCTTAAAAGGACTGGGGTATGGGACACCCTAGGACGCATTAGAAAGAGAGGTAAAAAACGTCCCTGAAGCCAGGCTAAACAAGAGTTAGGCATACAAGAAAAGGGTGGAGATATTCTCCGCCCTTTTTTTAGCTATTAGGTGGCTTTTAGGCTAGAACCTGCTATTATAGAAGTATGCGATTGCTGCCTGCCAATATAGTTAAGCTAGCCAAGTCTTTAGAGCTTAGAAAGCTTATTGAGGCCAAGGAGCGGTCTGACGCAGGCGACTACACAACAAAAAATAAAATACTTCAAGACATTCTTAACAAAAGCCCCAAGCAGTTTAAGATAGACTCAAAGTTAAATGAAAAATATGTAGGCATAACGCATATTCCTTCCGGATTTAAAATACACACGCAAAGAAAGCTGATTCCTTCAAATATAGAATATAAATGAAAGTTAAACAGGTTTGCGAAGAGTTGTTAGGTGGTAGAAAGTACCCGCTAACTTCACTACTTGGAGAAGTTATAGAAGCGTTACAGGCTCTGTTAAAGCTGGACTTTAAAGAGTTCTTAGGAGAATTTAGGCAAATCATTTTTGAGCTTCAAATACATATACATCAAACAACAGGAGCAGATTTTGACCTCTTGTTTTGCACTGATGTAATTAACGAAGGATACCTTAGGCGAAAGGTGTGGATAGAGCTGTTCTCCCTGTTTGATATCCCGTTTCACAATAAGTATCTGATTAACGGAAGTAATTTTCGCAGAGCCCATAAGATAAAAGCAGCGTTTAAGCTGGCTGGGCTAAGATTAAATGTCCTGCACGCGGTAAGTCTGAGTGAAAAATACAAACAGATTTATCCGGACAATCCAACCAAAGGCATATACGTAAAATAATATGACAAAACCAAAAACGCCCGCAAAACCAGACACTAGCCCTAAGGTGTACCAGAGAGAAAAAATTTCTTTCGAGCTTAAAATTCGCGAGCTTCCATGGACCGAAAAGCAAAAAGCTTTAATTGAGCTAGGATCAGCTAGAGACAGCAGAATTATCTTCTTGTCTGGTCCTGCAGGAAGCAGCAAGACCACCTGCGCAATGAGAATCGGACTAGAGATGTTAAACAGTAAGAAGGTGTCCGACCTTGTCTTTGTGCGGGCTGCTGTAGAGTCTGCAGACTCAAAGCTCGGCTATCTTCCTGGAGACATTAACGGAAAGTATGAGCCTTATATGGGACCTTTCGAAGATAAACTGGAAGAGTTGCTGTGTGCCGGAGATGTTAAAAAACTAAAAGCTGAAAATAGGTTTATCTACCAGCCCATTAATTTTGTTAGAGGGGCTAGCTGGACAGCTAAATTAATTATAATCGACGAGTGCCAAGATCTAACAATTAACGAGATTCAGACTCTGATGACTCGTATAGGGAAGTTTACAAAAATGATTTTGTGTGCAGATCCCAAGCAGTCTGACCTACCTAAGAACAAACAAGGAGGCTTTGAAAAGTGCGCTCACATGTTCAATACTGTCGAAGCTCAGCAGTTCGGCATATATAGCGTAGCTTTTGATTCTTCGGACATTGTTCGTAGCGAACTCTGCAGATTCATAGTGAAAACTTTTGAAGAGAATCCTGCAGTAATGGAGTCTAAAAAAAATTAGCCTCTGATTATAGAGTTGTTGTCGCCTGATTGTATTGTTCTACGCTTAGTATCAGTATGTGGGTCTTCAGAGTCTACATGAGCTACAGGAAGACCTGATACCATATCTGTAGGAACGTCAATCCGTAAAGTCTCTGACACTGAAGCCGGAACAGGCGTAGAGTCTTCAAGAGCCCACAGAGGGTCTTCTGGAGCGGCATGCACTATGACAGGAGTGTAGGACACAACCTCAGGCTCAGGCGGGACGACCAGAACGGCAGGAGGAATTATTTCTTCGACAAGTTCAGTCACTGCAGGTTCGTGCGCAACAGAAGCAGGAGCGATGTCGGGAGCAATAACAGGAGCAGAAGAGGGCGGAACAAATATAGGGGCTGGAGATGTAGATGGTGATGAAATCTCGCTGTACTCAGGCACCACTTCGGTCCTGAGTAGGTTTTCCAGCTCTTTCATCTCTGCTTCTTTCCGTGCGCTCCTAAGCTCAATAAGCTTGTTTAAAGCTAGAATTAGAGTGACTGCCAAAGGGTCAAAAACAGTAATCAGGGCAAATATAAAGTATTGAACAGAGGTATCTACGTCAGTGTTGAGTGCATTAGCTATAAATTTGAATGACCCTACGTCTGTAGTTGTATTCATAGCTATTTTTAAATCTTCTATCTCCCTGTCTACAGATATGCTTCTTTCTCTAGATTGGGAAATCAAAGCCTCTTTCTTTTGTGCTTCCTCATTAGCGTCGGCTATCGCCTTATAAGCCTGATCTCTGGGGGCTTTGTAGTTACCAGCATCTTTTACGCGCTGTTCTTGTGTTGTACGTATATCTGACAGCACTCTAACTCTTTCTGAGTTGTTGCTGATACTCTCAACCAGCGAGAGCTTCTCGTTCTCTAGAGTTTTTATTTTGGTTTCAAAAGAACTTACGGTGGTGGCGTGTGTTTGATAGGCATTTGTTAAAAAACCAAAAATACCCAAGCTAGTAACGCCCATTAAAACTAACACAGCACTACAGAGATAAACTTTAAGTAAAAATTTAATATCTTTCCAGTAGCTATGAAGAAAGCTAGCAGCAACAAGCTTTCCTATCTCCAGAGAGCTGGCCATTATGCCTATAGCCAGTGAACTTCCAGAAAATAATACAACAAGTCCTTTTATACTAAAAAAGGCAGCACAACCGGCCACAAAAAATGCAGAAAGAGCTACAAGTATAATAAATGCCATACCAATAATTGTAGTACATTTAATCCGCAAGCTCAACACATAATAAAATGAGCCTGGACAGGTAACTATCCAGGCTCATCATACATGGTCTCGTTCGCAATCGGTTAATTAGATATTTTTGCTCCCCTTATAGTCAATCGCAAAACAGGAGAATCTGCTCCAACGTAAGTTACGTTAGTTTCCACAAGCCCAGTCATTCTGGTCGTGCCTACAAAAACAGAGGCAGGGTTTATCGAGTCTCCTGGAATGAATGTGACGTTGCTGGGAGGATTAACACAGTTCAAGGCTTCGGAAAACTCACATCCTTCAATATTACATCTATAAGGGTTTTCGCACGACGCAGAACCGCAAAGCTTTTTTGGCTGCAGCGCCTGTTGGCTTTCGCTCAGCCAGGACAGAGCTTCATCAACAGTCAGGTTAAATTCCTTCAAAGACTCCTCTAACGCCTTCTTGTGATTCTTTTTAAGTTTTAATTGGGTTGTACTCATATTAATTTTCAGTTTCTAGTTTTCTTCAAAATCAAAATACCTAGCTAGTAGATGGAGAAAATCACTCAGCCTATTGAGGTATTTTTTTAGTGTAGGTCTGACAACGCTGCCTTCAGCTTCTTCCATACGCAAAACAGATCTTTCTGCGCGACGGCAAACCTTAGAGGCGAAGTCTGCAAGCGAACCTCTTTTAGACTCTCCATACAGCACCCAGCCTTGCTGATCTAATTCAGACATGTTTTCAAGTAAAGAAACTTCAGCATCTAAAGAGTCTAGATCTTCTGTCTTTATCGAATCATATTTCAAAACATATTCATCACGCATCTCGGCTTCAGCTGCGATCTCTCCCATCAATAGAGTAAGCCTGTGTTGAATTTCTTTTAAAGAAGCTGCGTACTTGGGGTATTGATGAGCCTCATACTTCAGCATACCCATAGCAGCATTCAGCTCGTCAATGTCTCCCACAGCAGCGATGGCCGGGTCTGTCTTGCTTACCCTCGAACCGAACAATCTTCCTGTTTTTCCTTTGTCTCCTGATTTTGTAGCGATCTTCATAGCTCACAATCTTGTGACTCCTCACAGCAAAAGTCAAACATTTGTGGTATAATATATTGATGAGATCACCCGATTTTATTTTATGATACCACTAACCGAAGACAAAAAACTAGACTTGATAGACATGTTCGTCGCGGCTGTAGAGTCCGAAACGGTATGCAAAAACGCTAAACCGTACATGGAGATGATTAACGATGTGAATGGTGTGGCAGTGATGCCTAGTAACTTCTGGGCATGTCCTTGTGGAGAGTGCCACCCTATGAGTTTTTTACAGGTAGCTGTGAACAGTCAGGCATTTGAAACTATCCAAAGATATGTTGAAAAAATAATGACTACATTACCTCTCCATTCCGGAGCAGTGTTCACCACAGTATTCAAACCTGGAGAAATGGAGGATGCCGAACCTACGGTGCTTTGTTTGAAAAACTACGACAGCGAGTTCCCTGACCTCGAATATTCAAAGGTGGACAGGTACCACTTCAACTTGGTCAGCAGAAAATTAAAGGATCATATTACCTTCTGGGAAGGCATTACAGATGCTTTGATAGCTATGCTTGGAACAGACTGATTTGAATTAGCGTGAACACAAAAACACCCACAACAAAAGTAATTCGTTGTGGGTGTTTTTTTTAGCTGTCAGCTACTCTACAGCTCTAAGCTACAGGCTCCTCCTGCACAAGCAATCTCTCCTTTGAAGTCAGTGTTATCTTTTCTTTCACGAATATCTTCAAATTTGAACTCGTCGGTGACGAGAGAAAAAGCCTTCTCTAAAATTTCAAAAATTTCAGGATGTGGAGGCTGGCTGTAGGGCAGGTATTTATAGTCTCCGCCGTCATATGGAATGAGGCTGATACCATAATATGAATCTCTGTTATCTAGCATCCAGCGCTTGATCGCTTCTTTTTCATGCTCGTGGTAGTTTATGGTTAGACTGATGTTGTGGGTATTGTCTCCAACAATGTGCCCTGGAACAATCCAGCTGTCATACAATACTTTCACGCGCTCCAAACACTGCACAGCGGTTTCCTGGCTTCTGAGGAGTGTGGTGTCATACAGTTTGATAGGAACCTGCATGATCATGTCGTTGCTGTTGAATGGATCTTCTGCAACAAAAGCAGGGAATTTCTTGGCTAAAGCTTTAGCCAGCGCGCTAAACTTATCCATACGTACACGACGCACATAACGAATCTCATGTCCTGCATGTACACCTGCAGTTGTTCCTAGCCAGCTGCTGCTGGTTCCTGAAGGTTTTGTGGTAGTTATTCGGCGAGCAGGGTTGATTCCCAGCTTTTGCGCCCAGAGCTTGTTTACCTGAACTGCTACCTCTGCACCTTCTTTAAGGTTTTCTGGAGTCAAAATGGCTTGAGCTTCAGCTTGTCCTGTGATGCTCACCCCTAGCAACGCTTCTTCGTCTGCGTTCTTTTTCCACTCAGGCTGCACATATTTAAAGTCTGTATAGGTTGCTTGTAGTGTTCCTAGAATAGTCGCACTAACAACAGCCTTCAGCCAATCTTCTTTGCTGAAGCATTGAGCGGCATTAATTTCTGTAAGGTTGCAGACACCCATACTCTTGAGTGCAATCTCGTGACAAGGATTGAATCCCATCTCATCATCGTTGGTGAGACTCAGGCCAGGCTCTGCCTGACCGCCAGCAAAACAAGCATCAATTACCCTGCCTGCTTTTTCTCTAAAGTCTGGATCGTCTTTGCGTAGAACAGCGGAGTTATTTGCACGAGCAAGCTCAGGATATTTTTCCCACCAGTTGTTTGCTTTGCAGTTCAGAAGTTCTTCATCATCCACATCGAACAGACTAATCAGTGCTCCTCTACGAACGCCTCCGACAACAACGCAATCGGCAATCAAACAGGCAACGCGATGACATTCGAAAGGGGTGAGTTGCCGTCCGACAGCCTTCCTCAAAATTGCACGGACATTCGCATGCATCTTGATTAGAGCTTTCGGACCACTAGCTGTCCCTCCTGTACTCAAAGGAGCACCCATAGGACGAATGGGAGTATAGTCGAACTGCAGATCAGGGTTGCGGAAAAGTTCCAGCAAGCTATCGCACCAACCCTCTGCCGAGTCAGCCACAACATAGGGAGGGACCACAGCGCCTTCGGGAATAGCTCCTAGAGAAGAGATGTGTTTCTTTTTGACGCTGAAGCCGACACCTACACCGCTCATGCTCATGTAGAATAGGTCTGCAAAATCTCTAAACTTTGTGATGTTTAGGAAACTGCAATTAAACATTCGATTATTGCGACGCTCAATTGCTTCGCCAGCGAACTGGAAGCTGCGCATGCTGGGAACTACCCTACCGGCAAAAACCTGCTCGTATGCTTTTTCAATAGCTTCTGCATGCTCAGGAAACTTCCGGATATGCATCTGCATATTCCTATTTATAGTCTCCTCTTTAGACTCTCTGCGAAGCTCTTCAGGAAGATATTTTGCGTATGTGCGGTAGTGTACGAGTTTGCTTAGGAATTCCTTGCTCATTTTTGTTTGTTATTGATGTGAGGTTTTATAGTACCCAAATATGAGGTTTGGGTACAGAAAATTAATTTTTTACCGCAAAAATTTACTTCTTGCCTTCTTCAATGCAACTCAACATAGAGACACCTGACTGACTTAGATGGTTGAGCGCCCAAGAAGGAAAAGGCAAACTGTAGGAAGAGCTAGATGCATTACTTCCAGAAACTATAGTTGCACGAGCAGAAGCTTTTGGGATCAGCCTCGTAGTATTTTCAAGCATGGTGGTCGAGAGATCCCAGCGAGAGCATATATCTTTAAGCAATAAAACCAAGCTCGCCACTTGCTCTTTGCTGTAATCTGCCCAGTAGTTGTATCCTTTGAATTTATGTTCAAAAACTGGTCCTTTATATAGGTTAGAAGGATGTACATAACCAAAAGCATAATACCGACTATTCTCCTTCTCCAAGTAAAGCTCATTACACAGATAGATACTGATACTGCTTTTGTTCAAGGAAGAGACCCGCTTGTCAGGTCCTAGATGATTCGACCAGTAGTCCTCATCGAAGCAGCTAAATATTTCTCCTGACCTGCCTACGACATAATGCCCTGCTACCTTGTCTCCGAGAAGACCCCAGGTCTTCATCAGATAGTTTTCACTATTCTGTTCAGAGGTATAGGAATATTTCGTTCTAGACAGGCTTCCATGCAAAACAATATTTGTTTTGTCTGATCGAGCTGACACAAAACTTTTAGAAGATATGTCAAACGGAGTGTGGTTTAAAGAGGTGCGCATATGAGCTGTCTAGTTGCCTTACATTTATATTTAAACTGCTGGCTAGATGCAAGGCTGCTTGATCTCTGCCATATAGTTCACTGTAGATTATTTCTTTAACTCCGTGAGCTGCTGCCAGCTTTAAGCACTCCGTACATGGAGATAGAGTTACGTAAAGATAGTGAGGCTCTCCCTGTTTTGTATATCTCAGACAGTTGTATTCAGCATGATCCACAAAAGGCCGTCGCTTATCTCTGTCTGACCAGTCTATTTCAACTCCAGCCGGAGTTCCATTGTATCCGGTACCTATTGTTGAGTGGTCTGACTTAAATGCTGCAGCTCCCACTTGCACATAAGGATCAGGAGATCTTTGAGCTGCGGCATAAGCAAGTAAAAGCCCGTACTGATCCCAGTCGGGACGTGTTCTTTCTGTAGGATTCATGGTCGGCTAACCTAACACATCGAAGGCTGCACGACAAAGGGTTTTCAAGATCTTCTCAATCTCGTCGTCTTCAACTCTATCAAAATTCTTGAAAATTAATTTCTCCCCATCATAATCAACAGTCAAAGTGAAAACTCCATCATAGACGATAGTTATTTGCTCTGCTTCTGTATCGTAGTCAAATTCAAATCTCATCTCTTTCTGTTGTTTTTTTGTCAGATATACATTACTATAAACTAATATGGCTCTAAGTAAACAAGAAAAAATAACTAAACTTAAAGAGAGTTTTAGAAACATGAAACTCGATGCTAGCGTCATGGGCAGGACTCTCGGGCTGACGACGACTTCTCTAAGTCCTCTCCTTGTGCTGAATGCTTCTCAAAAGCTTCTTAGAGTGTACGGAAGACAAGAGGAGCCTGATGATCGTGATAACGTAGTCTTTTCGAAATTTTTAGGTCCTGAGGATTTTATAAAAGAACATATCGAACATGACGCAGGCAAGATTCAACTAAAAGCTAAAAACAAGCTAAGACAAAAAAGGAATCTTTCGTGGCTGCATGGAGGGTTTTTTAGTCCTCAGGTGAAGAGTGTGTTTGTCGGGAACTCGCTGGCTCAGAATATCGAGGGAGTAAATCCTATGGAGCAGTATATGCTTGCTCACAAAGTGACCAAGATGGGTATGGGAGGAATAGGATCTAGTGAAGCTATTCCAGATAGTTCTCGAGAAGTGAATGAGAGTCAGTTTGGATTACTTGATCCCATTCAAACCGTAGAGGCTACTACAATCGGAGTTGTAAACTTCTTTGTGAATAACGCACGCAAAGGAAGCGACGGAAAAATCTATCGCAAAGTAATAGATAACAGTACAGGCAAAGCCGTATGGATAGACCATCAGGAATTTTTAAGCTCTACTATTGATGTTCCTGAACACTAACAGGGAGCCATTTATCTGCAGGACATTTTTCCAGAGGCAGCTTTAGTTTAGCTTTTGTAGAGCACCCACACAAAGTACAGCTGCCGGTATTGACAAAAGAAGCAGCGTCCCAAAACTCACAAGATTTGCAAATAGCTAGTCTTTGATTATACACTTCGTCACTAGCAAAAACGAACCCGCTTGCTGTAAAATTTTTTACTGCCTGTAGTAGTGTTTTTGCTTTTGTTAACGCAGATACTTTATTTGGCTGTACCGAAATGCTCTTGGCGGTCGCGGGTGGATTTTCTGTCTCAGCAACAAATCTAGCCCAGGTAGTGTTTAGCAAATCTTCTACCAAAGGATCAGAATCCAGTCGCGCCTTCCAGTAGTCAAACAATGCTCGAGGTCCTCGACTATGTACGCGAGCAAACGCCCCTTTGTTTAGCCAAAGGTCACGTTTATCGGCACGCTCAGTCAAGGTCATGGCGTACATTACAACCTCAAGCTTTTCATATTTGGTCAATTCTTCTTCCATTGCTACATATTATTAACTTTAAACGAAGACGCAAGCGCAATTAGGACCTACAGGGGCTTGGCCGGAGCCACAAATACAACACGGTTGACCGTTCGAGCATTGTCCGCAACCGGTGCCTGTTTCTCCAGGACAGCACTCGGGAGCAGGACACCGCGATCCTGATTTGCATGAGTTGTCATCTATTGTAGCACATTCATTGTAATTGGATGCTGTAGGGTCGGTGCAACCTCGAACAGGATCAGTTGGATACGAGCAACATGACTTGTCGGAGCATGGAGGAGCAGTACCTGACGGGTCATAGTTTGTGGCACATTTGTCATCACAGCGTTGCGCCGGACAATTACATTTACACTCTGTACCTTGTATTACAGGAAATAACCAAGACATATTATTATTAGCTAGGAGTTGTCATTAATACCCAGGCAGTGCGGTTTGTACCATTAACACATATTGTAATTTGCTGAAAAGATGCGCTGCTAGGAAGACTTGCTGCGTCAAGCGTTATTGTTTTGGTTCCTGACCTTAGAGTTAAATCAGAAACGTTATAATTGCCTGTGTTTGCTCCGTCGGACAGAGATAAGCTGCTTGTACCTAGTGTCGATGTCTTTGTGCCTACACTAGAGGTAAAGTTACCTAGCGAAGAGTTTATGGCTATGCTGCCTCCTGCAGAAGCCGCAAGGCTAATGTTCTCATTGGTATATGTTCCTGTTTGCCCTCCATTATGTAAGGCTAAGGAAGAAGCATTAGAGTCAATTGTTACATACTTATTCCCTTTACGAACTGTAAGGTCAGCAACGTTATAGTTGCCTGAGTTTGTTCCATCACTAAGAGACAGACTACTGACACCCAGAGTACAAGCTCCTGCAGAATCCTTTTCTATATACAGACTGTTTGTTGAGAGAGTAGCCGAGTGGGACCCAAGATTAATAGACAGATCACTAACATTATAGCTTGCTGCGTTTGTGCTTCCTGTTCCTAGCTGCAGACTCAATGTTCCTAGAGTTGACGATACGCCTGAGGCGGAAATTAAGATGTTTGAGGTACTAGAAGCTACCGCACTTATGTATGTGTTTAGTCCTGCGCGGATAGTCCAGTCAGCTATATTGTAGTTCGCTGCTCCAGTAATTGTACCTGTACCTAGCTCAAGACTAGATGTGCCTAGTGTAGATGAGATTGTTCCTGTCGAGATGAGTATGTTTGGACTTGTTCCGGTACTAATTGCTACTGACCTGTTGTTACTGCCTCTTACTGTGACGCTTGAGTTTGTGTAATCGCTAGCGCTTCCTGATCCCTCTAATCGCAGACTGTTTCCTTTTAGTAGAGATTTACTAGAAGTTGAAGTGTCGTTGATTTCTAAAGTCTTGGTGTCAGCGCTGGCTGTAATTGTGTTGGTGCCTTTACGTAATGTAAGATCAGAAACATTATAGTTTCCGGTATCCGTCCCGGTACTTAACGATAAACTACTTGGTCCTAAAGAAGAGGAGGCCGAGCCGAGCACTATGGACGACGACGAGGCGTTTATAGTATTACTCGCACCGATACCATTATTGTAAACTAACAGGTAAGTTGGAAGCGTCTCGACACCTATATTTGCACCTTGCTGCACTCCCAGTTTACCTAGCGTACCTTCAATATTTACACTGTAGTTTGAGCCGTCTCCTGAATATATGGAAGCTCCTGTTATTTTTGTGTAGTTTGTTCCTGAAATATTCGACCATATCTCTGTAGCTCCGACCGTAGCAGAAGATCCTGATCCGTTAGCTATTGAAAATTGCCCTACTCCGTATGTTGTGGATTCTGCTCCGTCACGCAGAATTATAGATTTGGGTGTAAAATTAGCTATATTTGTGCCGTCATTGAGGCTGAGAGCTCCATACGACAGCTTTGTTGTTTTGATTCCTACTCCGAGAGTCAGGCTAGGGTCTCCTGCCGAAGCGGATACGTACTTTCCTGTTGCTGCAATGTCTCGAATAGTAAAATCACCTATGTTGTAGTTTCCTTTATTTGTACCGGAACCTAGTTCTAGACTTGAGGGACCTAGCGTTGAAGAGGCTACCCCAGAGGTTAAAGTTAGTAAAGCTGCAGTTAAAGCAGATGTTACTGACGCAGAAGAATAGACTGAAAGGCTGCCGGGAGTCAGTTTACCTCCTAGCGTACCTGCAGTTGCTTCCACCGTACCGTTCAGCCCTGAAATATCTACACTAGCCGTGCTGCCGTTGCCGGAGTAAATCCGTGATCCTGCTATATGTGTGTAGTTTGTGCTGTCGGTCTTTACCCAAAGATTTCCTGCATAAAGCTGCGACTGTAAATTAGCGTCGTTATAATCTATGCCTGTTGCTTTATAAGCAGCGGATTTAGTTCCTTCTCTAACTGTGAGACTAGAGGGAGCAAGATCTGCTTTGTTTGTTCCGTCATGTATAGCTAGCGCTCCGTAACTC